CTCAGAATCGGTACGGCTGACACGGCCGACGATGCGCTCATTGACAGCGCAACCGAATCTGCATCCCGTTTGATTGACGGCTATTGCAACCGACAGTTCTGGGCGTATGGTTCTGCAACGGTTCGCGTCTACCAAGCGAACACCGAGTATGTGTGCGACATTGACGACATCTACACGACCACCGGATTCATCTTGAAGACCTCGACGTTTGCTGACGGAAACTTTGATGTGACGTGGTCGGCTACCGATGTGCAGCTTGAACCGTTGAACGGATACTTGGATGGCATCGAATGGTCGTTCAACAAACTGCGTGCCGTTGGCGACTACCTGTTCCCGACCGTCAACGCCAACTACGGTGAGCAAGCACTTGTCCAGGTGACTGCCCGCTACGGGTGGGCGTCGGTGCCGTCACCTGTGAAGCAGGCGTGCATCATCCAAGCGTCACGATTGTTCAAACGATTGGACAGTCCTCTCGGTGTTGCCGGGTTCGGTGACCTGGGTGCTATTCGTGTCTCTCGATTCCTTGACCCTGACATGGCTCAGTTGGTTGAGCCGTATCGACGGATGCGGATGTTTGCCTGATGCCTGCAACACCAAGCCAAATCAAAGACGCACTCAAGGTTGCCCTTGAGACCATCCCCGGGTTGCGGGCCTATGACTATCAACCAGATCAGGTCAACCCACCGTTCGCATTCGCAACCTTGGAGGAAATCACGTATCACGGGGCGATGGGTTCAGGCAACGTCGTCAATCAGTTCACTGTCACGGTAGTTGTCCAGCGATCGTCGGAGCGTGCCGCTCAGGACAAGCTTGACGGCTTTGTGGCATACGACGGTGCGCAGTCAGTTCGTCGGGCGATTGAAGCAGACCGCACACTCGGTGGCGTAGTCCAAGACCTGATTTGCACTTCAGCCAGGAACATCCAGAACTTTGATGCGAACGAGACGACCTACCTCAGCGTTGACTTTCAAGTGACCGTGTACGCTTAGACCATGGCAAAGTATCTCGTATCTGGACCCTTCCCGGTCAGCGGCGTAAAGCCTGGCGGTCATGTGGACGGCAGCGGGATTGACAATGTAGAGTTGTTGATTGCGGCAGGCATCATCACGCCAGTCGAAGAATCTTCCAAGAAATCCTCAACAGCCGATAAGGCAGGAGACAAGTAATCATGGCAAAGTTAGTCCTCAAAGACGTCAACGTGGTATTCAACGGCACCGACATTTCGGGAAACGTCGCATCGGTAACCCTGAGCACCTCGGCCGCTGAAGTTGCGACAACCGCATTCGGATCGTCGGCTGTGACTCGCGTGTCCGGCTTGATTGACAACTCAGTGACATTGTCGGTGCACAACGACTACAACGCCATCGACGGATTGTTCTTCCCACTCGTCGGCTCAACCGCAGTCACCTGCGTCGTGAAGCCAAACGGAACTGCTGCTGCTTCGTCGGCCAACCCTTCCTACACATTCAGCGTGCTCGTAACCGAGTGGACACCAGTGAACGGTGCAGTCGGCGAACTCGCCACCGCAGACGTCACGTTCCCAATCTCGGGCGGAATCACCAAGAGCGTCGGAGCCTAATCACATCAACCCTTACCTGCGGAGGTAGATAATGAAATTGCCCATGACTGTCGTCTATGAAGGCGGCACCAGAAAACTTGTCATCGCACAGTTCTCTGATTTCATTGCATTCGAGAACGTGCACAACAAATCGGTAGCCAAGATGGACACAGAGTTGCGTCTATCCGATCTTGCTTGGATTGCTTGGCACGCAGAAAAACGCAACAAGCAAACAGTGCTTGAGTTTGATGCTTGGAATCTCACCGTCGAGGAATTGGAGCTCGGTGGCGCAGACGCCCGGATTGTCCCTTTGGGGAAGAGTCAGCCCACTGGTTGATCGCCTACTTGGCGGTTGAGACGGGTATCGCCCCGTCAGTGTTGCTGGCTGAAAATCCGAGAATGCTTTACACGATGTTGGCTTACCTAAGATGGAAGTCAGTGAAGACCAATCCGACTCCATACCGAGGCTGATGTGGCATTAGTTAGTGCACTTCGTATCTCGGACAAATTGCCCGGTGGCGGTCGTGACGAGAGCAAAATCGGTGTCGCAATCCAAGTCGAGGGTCTCACCGACATCCTCAACGACCTTCAACGCATTGAACCCAACTTCAACAAAGAGATGCGCAAAGCAGGTCAAGCTGTAGCGCAACTTCTTGTCAACGAAGCGGTCAAGGAGGCAGCGTCGGTGACCAGGTCACGACAAGCACTAGAAGTTATGAAAGGTATGCGTGCCCAAAGCGACCGCCTACCGACCATCAAGTTGGCAAGCAAGAGCGGATTTGTTTCAAAGAGTCGTCCAAACCGAGGACGCAAACCTGCGGCAAAAGTGACCCGCGGCCAAGTGTTCTTCGGTGCCGAGTTCGGCGGCGGTGCCCGTAAGGCAACCAACCAGTTCTTGCGTCATCGTGGCAGATCGGGATACTTCTTCTGGCCGACTGTCCGCAAAGAAAAAAAGAACATCGCCGAGGAGTACCTCCGAGCCATCAGAACCGTAATGAAAAAGGAGCTATTCAAGTGACTTGGAGCGGGCAACCAAAACCGCTAACCTGAACCTAGGAGGCCCGCCAATGTTCTCTGTAGTTAGATTCCCAACCGTTCAATCACGCTGGTCAAAACCCTTCGCCGATGACTGGATGCAGTTCGTTGACCTGCTGCATCATCACAAAGAACGAGACGACAAATCCAAAGGCGACCTCTACTCGCCAGTCACCTACATTGAGCGCACCAGTCGAGGCAACGCCAACGTCCTATCCGTCCACGCTTTCGTAGCCGACCTTGACGGCCAAGGATTCGAGCAGGCACGACTTGACGGCATCACCTACTGTGCCTACACCACCTGGTCGCATCGTGACGACAACCCTCACTGGCACGTCGTCATCCCATTCAGCGAACCAGTCCCAGTCGAATGGTGGAACACCGTCTGGCAAGAAACTGTTGTACGCCTACAACTCCCAGCCGACCCAGCAACCAAAGACCCGGCACGAATCTTCTACCTCCCACAACACGCAGCAGAGATGCCGTTTGAGGTTCGCTACCAGGGCGGTCGGATGCTTGACCCGACCATCAACTGCATCACCGAACCGGCACGAGTGTTCCATGTATCAACCCCGCGTGACCGTTCCAAGGTTGTTCGCACGTTGCGACGACCATCGGAGTTCTTGAGCGAGGACTTCTGGACTCGACCCAAGAACATGTCACGATACGAAGGGTTGACGAAACGGGAGTCCCTTGAGTTGATCTACAACGACCTGCTGAGTCTGGAAAATGCGCTGACTGACTAAGAGTAGAATTGCCGTGACATGGCGGCAGAACGTACATTTCTCATCCGCATCCTTGGCGACTCTGACGACGCCATAGCGTCATTCAAGAAACTCCAGAAACAGGGTCGCAACCTCCAGGACGAGTTCAGCGAAAAATTGTTCGGTGGACTGCGTAAAGGGTTTGATGTCTTCCAGAAGATTGCGGCAGTTGGCGTAGCGGCCATCGGCGCGTTCTCAGCAGCCTCGTTCATCGCCATTCAACGTGCAAGCGACCTGAATGAAACGCTTGCCAAAAGCCAGCAAATCTTTGGTCGAGCATCCAAAGAGATTGAACTGTTCGCTACTGGGGCGGCAGTTGCTCTAGGTCAAACCAAACAGCAGGCCATTGATGCGGCAGCGACGTTCGGTATCTTCGGTAAAGCAGCCGGGCTATCTGGCGGGAACCTTGCCGAGTTCTCCACAAAGTTCGTCACGCTGGCCTCCGACCTTGCATCGTTCAACAACGCCAGCCCAGAGGAGGCAATCCAAGCAATCGGTGCTGCGTTGCGTGGCGAAGCAGAACCGATCCGACGGTTCGGTGTTCTGCTCAATGATGCTGCCCTCAAAGCGGCTGCACTTGAGATGGGTATCTACGACGGCAACGGAGCTCTCACAGCTCAACAAAAGGTGCTTGCCGCTAGTTCGGTCATCTTCCAGCAAACCTCAGACGCACAAGGAGACTTTGCTCGAACTTCAGACGGACTAGCCAACCAGCAACGAATCCTCAAAGCGCAGTTTGACAACATCTCCGCAACCCTCGGACAAATCTTGTTGCCGTTCTTCTTGAAGTTTGTCACGTTCATCAATGACAACATCCTCCCGGCAATCCAAATCTTTGCCGAACAGTTAGGTGAAAAAGGTTTCAAGAAGGCTGCGTTGCTGGCCATCGCATCATTGGGCGAATTAGGGCTCAAAGGAATTGACACGTTTGAGACGGTGACGCTGGCGGTCTTACAAACGAGCCGCGAACTTGTCAACCTAGTACAGAACCTTGGCTTGGTTGCGGCGGCATTGTCTGCCGTCACGGGCAACGTCATAGGGTTTGCGAAATCATCGGCATTGGTTATTGCTCTTGATGTCGCCGAACAAAAATTGATAGACACGACCGCTGAACTGCCTGGCAAGTTTGATGCGTTGCGTGTTGCGGTGCGCAATACCGATACATCGTTCTTGAAGTTGACCGGGTCAACGGTAATCGTTCAAGACCGACTTGACCGGCTCGAAGGCAGCCTCATCAAGAGCACCTCTGGAAGTGCTGCGTTGGACAAAATCACTACCTCGGTTGGTGGTTCGGTGAAGACAGCCGGTGAGAAGTTGAAAGAGTACCGTTCGCAAGTTGACAAGACCGCCAACTCCGAACGCTCATTGACGTCGGCTCAACGCAACCGTGCGTCGGCAGTCAAGTCGTTGGATCAGGCAAACCAGCAGTTGACAGACGCCCAGGACGCCTTCAATCAGGCGGTAGCGGGGTTTGGGGCTGGTTCGGCTCAGGCTAAGGATGCTGAACGTGCGTTGCTTCGTGCGCAACGTGACCGGGAGCGTGCCGGTTATGCGGTGGAGGATTCCGTGTTCGCTGTTCGTGATGCGGAAAAAGAATTGGCTGACGCTCGTTTAGATCCTGAGTCAACACCACAACGGATTCGTGAGTTGGAGATTCGATTGGCAGAATCCAAGTTGCGGGTTGCTGATGCGACCGATTCTCAGATTGAGGCAACGAACACGCTGGCTTCTGCTCAACAGAACTTGAACGAGATTGTCAATGGTGCCTTGCCAGATTCGGCTACGTATCGTGAGTTGATTGATGCGGTCAACGATGCCAAAGAAAAGCAGGAGGAAGCGACCTATCGTTTGAGCGACGCTATCCACGCTGAAGAGACTGCTATCAAGGCTTTGGCTACCGCATACCGTGAGTTGACTACGGCAGCAGATGCGGCAGGAAAAACCGTCAACATTCCTACGGTCCCTGTTCTTGGGGCTACTGCAGCAGCTCCAACCAACCTGGGTAAGTTTGGGAACACGAACAAGGTGGAGATCACAGTGAACTCGAGCATCGTGAATCCGTTGCAGGTTGCCCAGGAGATTCAGGATTATCTTGACCAGTTGAATCGCGCCTACGGAACATACTCGGTGTAGCCGATGGCAAAGACAGCCATCTGGGGTCAGACATACAAGGTTCTGTTGGACACTGGGCTGACCCAGGATGCGTTCACACTTGACTCCTCCACGCTCAACGGCGTTGATGTGCTGGATGGGAACGTGGACTTCGCTGACGTGACCGAGTTCGTGTTGAGTGTCAACATCAAACGTGGCCGGCAAACCCAGTTGGACACCATGTCCATCGGGCAGGCCACCGTCGTGCTTGATGACAAAGCATCCAACCGTTCCTTCGACCCGGCGAACACCGCATCCACCTACTTCCAAGGCGGGTTCGGTATCGCCCCACGACGGTTCGTGCAAATCTACGGTGGTACCGCAGGACAAGAACCGCTGTTCATCGGCCGCATCAACGACCTAGACATTGACTACGTGCAACCCAACAACTCGTTCGCCCTGGTCACTTGCACCGACGACCTCTCCACCCTGGCACGCACCAATCTCGTCGCGTTCAACCCGTCATCGGAACTGTCATCGGATCGCATCACCACCATCCTTGACCGCCCAGAGGTCGCATTCTCCACCGCTCTACGCAGCATCGCCACCGGTGTCGCCACCCTCGGCACCGTCGCCTACGACAACAACGACAACGTCAAGAACGCACTCGACGCAGTAGCCGTCTCGGAAGACGGACGATTCTTCATAGACCGTGGTGGCACCGCAGTGTTCCAGCCGCGCATCGGCTTCTCGTTCTCCACCGCCATCATGTCATTCAGCGACAGTGCAGGCACCGCCTACGCCTACCAAAGTTTGTCCGTTGGCTACGGTGCCGAGACGCTCTACAACCGCATCCAAGTCGGCGTGCAAGGTTTGTCGGTGGCAACTGCGGTGGACACGACATCATCCACCGAGTTCGGTGTCACCACCCTCAGCTTGTCCGACCTGCCGCTCGACACCCTCGCAGCCGGTACGGCCCTAGCCCAAAACTTGTTGGACAAATACAAGAACCCTGTGTTCCGATTCAACGAGATTGGGGTGACACTGAACGGGTTGTCTCCTGCTGCTGGGCAGGATGTGTCGACGTTGGAGATTGGCGACCTGGTGGCCATCACCAAGACCTACACGACCGGGTCGCCTGCAACCGTCACCAAAACAATGTTCGTGGAATCCATCTCCCACGACATCTCACCCCAGACGCATCGTGTTTCGTTGGGGTTGGGTCAAGCCCAACTGTTGACCCAGTTCATTCTGGATACGAGTGAACTTGACGACGTCGACGTTGGGCTAGGATAATCCCCGTATGACGACACCATTCCCATTTACGCAGGGTCAAGTCCTCACCGCTGCGCAGATGAACGCAATCACGACACTGCCCATCAACGACCAGACCGCGTCCTATGTTGCGGTCGTTGGCGATGTCGGCAAACGCATCGTGATGAACGTCGCATCAGCGAACACCGTCACCATCAACAACTCGGTCTTCGCAGTCGGCGACACCATCTTCATCGCCAACAAAGGTGCAGGCGCAACCACCGTCACCGCTGGCGCAGGCGTCACCATCAACACAGCAGGCTCCCTAGTGATCGCGCAACATGGAGGCGGCACACTCGTAGCAACGTCGGCGTCGGTCTTCACTTTTTTTCCTAGCGGCGGCATAGGTTACGGTGTAGCCACAGGTGGCACGTCGAGCAGTATCACGGTAAGCGGTGTCAATTACACGCTGTTGACTTTCACGACTACTGGAACATTGACAGTCACTAGAGCTGGCTTATTTGACGTTGAATGTTATGCAGGCGGCGGTGGTGGTGGTGGAGGTGGTGCAACCGACCGCGGTGGCGGTGGCGGTGGCGGTTCATCTCGAGTTACTGGAACTATTTACTTGAGCGCTAACACGACTATTACGGTCGGCGCTCAAGGCGCGGGCGGAGCGTTGCAACGAACTGGCGGCAGAGGAGGTCGTTCGTCTATCGGTGATTTAGTTGTATCTGTTGGTGGCGGTGGCGGGAGTGCGGAACTTACTGCGCAAGAACTCAGTCGAACTGGTGGCGCTGTTGGTGAAGGCGGTTGCGGCGGCGGCGGTCATCCAACGGCTGCGGCAAGCAACAACCTTGGTGGGTCATCTATTGCAAACATTGGGAACAACGGCGGTAACGGAACAGCATCAGCCGCTAGCGGTAGTGCAGGCGGTGGTGGTGGCGGTGTTGCCGCAGCAGGTTCTAACGGTGTTACGACAACGGGCGGAGCAGGCGGAGCAGGTTATGACATCTCGGCGTTCATCGCTGGTGCGTCGTACTTTGTTGCAGCTGGTGGTGGTGGCGGTGGCACTACCGGCGGTGCGGCTGGTTCTACTGGGGCAGGCGCAGGTCGGTCAGGTTCGGGAACAGGCAACGCAGCAACGAACTACGGTTGCGGCGGCGGTGGCGCTGGAACGTCAAGCAATGCAGGCGGCAACGGCGCGGCCGGTGTTGTCTACGTGAGAATGAAGGTCTAATCATGGCACACTTTGCACAAATCAATTTAGACAACATTGTTACTGATGTCATCATTGTTGCTGATGCTGACGCTCCCAACGAAGTTGCAGGTCAAACTTTTATTGCATCATTAGGTATCGATGGCACATGGATTGAAACGAGTTTGGAAGGCGCGTATCGTGGCAAATACGCTGCAATTGGTGATACTTATGATGCTGACTTAGACGAGTTCCTAACACCAGCAGTCGAGGATGCGCCTCTCTAGCAGCCTTCGTTGGCTGATCCTCGCACCGGCAGTCTTCTTCGCCTTCTGGCCGACTACCGCACAAGCAGACCCGCAACCAGGGCTTGCCACCACCTACTACACCATCGACGAGATACCACCGCTACGTTCCACCAGCGAGTATCCGA